TAATATGAAAATAGCTCTAATTAACACATACAACGAAGAATACTTGATGAAGTGGTGGCTTCCTCATCATGTTGAAAAGTTTGATGCGGGTGTTGTCGTTGACTATGACTCCAATGACGGAACCATAGATTTAATTAGAAAGTATGCACCACATTGGCAAATAATCCAGTCAAGAAATAAAACGTTCGGTGCAGCTGAAAACGATCAAGAATTTATGGACATTGAAAGACAAATTCAATATCAATATCCTAGATCTTGGATGATAGTTTTAAATGCCACTGAATTTTTAATCGGCGAAACAAAGAAGCTCGAGGATAAGCCATTCAGAATACAAAAACTCGTTCCATGTCATATGATGATTGATCCAAAAGAAAAGGCATTCACAGAGCCTGATCCAAACATTTCACTAATTAAACAAAGAACGTTCGGTGTGGAATTTAACTATAGCGATAGATTTGATCCATTTAACAACGATTTGACAAGACTAACAAGTAGCGAGGGACTTCCGCATCCCAATAGATTAATGAGATCGCTCTGCAATGGAGAGAGTTATTATTTGTACACCTCAATGTATGGTCCAGGAAGACATTATTGGGGATCACCTTGTGAAGATTTTGCGATTCTTTGGTATGGCGCATACTCTCCTTTTAATGAAAATCAAATTAAAAGAAGAACTCAAATCCAACACAAAATTCCAAAGTCTGATTTTGATAGAGGAAACTCATTACATCACAAAACAGATGAATTCCAAGAAATTAAGAAATACTCATTTTATCAAAATTATACAAAAGATCTTTCAGAGATAATTAAAAGGTATGAGAATATATGAAACATAATGTTTGCTTGGTTTCGTTTTTTATGAACAATATTGATAAGAAAACGGTAGAACTTCAAAGAGCCGTTGTAGAAAAATATAATGTGAGCAAATATCCACATTATTCAATTCTTACAGACATGAGGCACGGAGCATCAATTGATTATTTTTGGTGTTTAAATGGCATAAAAGTCGACACATTTAAAGACAATCCTGTTGAGAAAAAACTCGACTACGATATTGTTCTAATCTTAGATACTGATTGCTTTCCAGTTTCAGAAAGAGCAATCGACTATTATATTGAACAAGCCGCAAATGGAAGAATATGTGGAAATGTACAACGCTCTGGACATATTCAAAACAACAATCATCTTTTCGCGGCTCCATCTGCATCAGCTATTTCAGTTGACACGTTTGTTACAATCGGTAAACCAAGTGCACTTGAAACAAACCGTGGAGATGTGATGGAAGAGTATACCTACGCTGCAGAAAAAAGTGGCATAGTTCCAGTTGACTTATTGATGCCGTTAAGGTATGATAGTCCTCCTCTAAGAATGAATTGGGAACCCAAAGATCTTCCTCCATATTGGACGTTAGAACATGGACTACCCAATTATGGTATTGGCACAACATTTGGTGATGATCAAGGCGATTTATTCTGGCATTGTTTTCAGATCTTTCAACCAGGACAACAAGAAAGATTTTGGACGAAGTGTGAATCTATTTTAGCAAACTAAGGAAATTTTATGGCTAATCGTAGTGATTTTGATAAAGCGACTCTCCCACGTTATCTTAAAAGAATTATGACGTTGACGAAGTTTAATGACGAACATGAAAGAGGCGAATGGAAAAGAGATTTTATTAAAGCTCATGCTGAACACAAGGCATTTAAGAATAAAAAGCGCGCCGATACTTCTGCTGGCGACGCATCAACAGAAAACGTATAAATAAGTCTCAACCCCCCAAAAGGAGATTTAAATGAAGAAATTTATTCTAAGCGCATTGGTTGCGGGAATTTTTGCTTTTGGTATTTCTACACCAGTCGTTGCAGCGGGTGGTTCTGTAACTTGTCCATCAGGACAAGTCCAAAGCACCCCTGGAACCTGTGTCCCATCGGGATCATTTACTCAGGTATATTATCAATATCAACCAGGTTCTGGTTGGAATTCAGTGATGACTTGGGGAGTTTATCCTTCATACACAAGTTGCATTGCTGCAGTTTCGCAATCAAGCAAAGAAGCTTTTAATGCAAAAGTTGTAATTATGTGCGAAAAGATTGGATAAAAGAATTGCGGGATAGCTCAGCAGCAGAGCACTGGACTCATAATCCAGGGGTCGGGGATGCAACTTCCCCTCCCGCTACCAATTAAATTATGCACACATTATCAGAATTAAAAGCTCTGTTCTTACAGAACGATCACAAAATCAAAGAGTTTAGTGGTTGGTATTTGATCGTTGGCAAAGATCGTTACACTATGTTAAATGATCAATACCATTTAAATGGCGAAATCATTAAACGAAAAGATCTTGTTGCAAAAACAAAAGAAAAGCCAAAAGCTGTTTTCAAACGCAAACCAGCAAAAATGAGAGCAGCCAAAAAGAAAAAGGGTAAATGAAGTTATTACGAATATTTACAAACATTCGACTATATTTGTTTTTAGCTGGTTTATCTTTATCATCCACTGCTGCCTACTACTCGATGGCAGGTCTTACCGCAATCTTTAATGGCGCATTTATACCCATTTTGATAATGGGTGGCTCATTGGAATTTGCCAAAGTTGTAACCGCAACTTGGCTCTATAAAAGAGAAGAAAAGATTCCACTACTCATGCGAATTTACGCAACCTTTGCTGTAATTATACTAATGTTTATTACATCAATGGGTATCTTCGGTTTCCTATCAAAAGCACACTTACAAAGCAACGCAGATAAAATCGCTGATGTAAATTCAGCCGTTGTTGAACTTCAGTCAGATATCGCAGCTGATCAAAAGATAATTGCTGACGACGATAAACAGTTAAACTTATTTGACAATACAGTAAAAGAAGATTATAATATTCTTACAAGGCAGCGCAAAATGAGATCAACTCTTTTGGCTGAAAAGAAGGAAGCATCTGATCGTTTAAGAGAAAACAATCGCAAACTCGCCGCTGCAAACGTACAAGTTCAAAAGGCTGAGGTTGAGGTTGGTCCTCTTAAATACATCGCAGAATTGATTTATGGTGACAAGGCAAAAGATTATTTGGATAAAGCAGTTAGACTGGTTATTCTAATGCTCGTATTTGTTTTTGATCCATTGGCTGTAATGCTCTTGATTGCAGCAAGTAGAAAGTCAGCAACCGTTGGCATTCCAGTTGGTGATGGTGTTTTGTTAAAAAATAATGAGATATTAGACATGGAGAAAAATTAATGAACGTTAAGATTTTAAAGTTGATTACTGGCGAAGAAATTGTTTGTGAAGTTGTTTCACAAGATGACACCACAGTTACAGTAAAGAATACTGTTGCTTTGGTTCTTCAGCCAAATAAGGATGGTGGAATCCAGATGGGATTTCTTCCATGGGCAAACATGGTAGATGGCGATGTTACAATTGCTAACGTAAATGTTATGTATACTGCCGAGCCAAAGGATGATTTGAAGTCGAGTTATTCTTCAATGTTTGGTGGAATCGTAACTCGTCCAAAGACCTTGATCACAGGCTAATTTAGTGTTCTATACCAATGTTGCGTTGATTGGCGACAACATTCTTTACCGAGGTGTAAAGAATGGCAAAAGAGTTCGCCAAAAGATTCGATACAAGCCGAAGTTCTTTGTTAGAAGTAGCAAAGGATCTAAGTGGACTAATCTGCAAAAAGAACCACTAGAGGAAATTCAGCTTGGTTCGATTCGAGAAGCGAGAGACTTTCTTAAACAATATGAGGGAGTCTCAAACTTTAAAATCTATGGCAACATTAAGTACGAATATGCGTTTATCTCCGATGTCTTTCCTGAAGACATTAACTGGGATATGTCACAAATTTGTACTGCGTATATCGACATCGAGGTGGGCTCAGAGAATGGATTCCCTGAGCCCAATAAAGCCAATGAAGCGATCACTGCAATTACAGTGTTGCTGAATGGTAAGTATCACACCTTTGGATGTGGCAATTACGAAACGCATCGAGAAGATGTGGAGTATATCAAGTGTTCCGATGAATATGAACTGATCGAGAAGTTTCTAGACTTCTGGACGCTTTATTATCCAGACATTGTAACTGGCTGGAACATTAACTTCTTTGATATTCCCTATTTGATTAATCGAGTGATTAAACTTTATGGTGAGGAGAAAGCACAAAAGTTTTCTCCTTGGGGAAAAATCAGCAGTCGTGAAGTTGTGTACAAAGGAAAAACTCAACAAACCTATGACATCATGGGTGTTTCTGTTCTCGACTATTATGAGTTGTTTCGTAATGGCTCGCTAAACTCATCTAATGCTAATCAAGAGTCTTATGCGTTGGGTCATATCGCCAGTGTAGTTCTGGGCGAAACTAAATTGGACTATTCAGAGTTCGAGAATCTACATCAGTTGTACAAACTCGATTATCAAAAGTTCATCGAGTATAACGTCAAGGACGTTGAACTGGTTTCTCGTCTTGAAGATAAATTGGGACTAATTGAAGTTGCTTGTACTCTCGCTTATGATAGCAAGGTAAACGTGGAAGATGTGTTTACTCAGGTTCGTATGTGGGATGTGATCATTTACAACAAACTAAAGCAAAGACATATCGCTGTTCCTCCTCGAAAAGAAACGAGAAAAGATGAACAGTATGCGGGTGCATTCGTTAAAGATCCGATTCTGGGTATGCATAGATGGGTGGCATCTTTTGACTTGAATAGTCTGTATCCTCATTTGATCATGATGTACAATCTTTCTCCTGAGACTTTGCTTGAGGCTTATGAGTTTGATTCTGAGTTGCGTGACTTTATGGCTAAATGGAGTCCAAAGATTAACGTTGATGGATTGTTGAACGAACAGGTTCCAACTGAGATTCTAAAGAAGCACAAGATTACTATGACGCCGAATGGTCAGTTCTTTAGAACAGACAAGCAAGGATTCCTTTCTGAGATCATGGAAACGATGTATGAAGATCGTGCCATGTACAAACGAAAGATGATTGAATGCAAAAAACAGATAGAGAAAACTGTCAGCGAATCTGAACGCAAGAGTCTTGAAAAAGATATCTCAAGGTATCATAATCTTCAGATGGCAAAAAAGATTACACTAAACTCAGCTTACGGTGCAATCGGCAATCAGTGGTTCCGTTTCTTTGATATTCGCATTGCCGAAGCCATTACATTGTCTGGTCAGCTCTCGATTAAGTGGATTGAAAACAAGATGAACGATTACTTGAATCGTATTCTAAAAACTAAATCTGATTATGTTATCGCTTCAGATACGGATTCAATTTATCTCAATCTTGGTCCACTTATTGACAAGGCACTCAACAACAAACCAACAGATCAACTTTCTGTAATTCGCATGCTTGATAAGTTCTGTGAAGAAAAGATTCAACCACATATTGATGATTCTTATCAAAATCTTGCAGACTATGTAAACGCTTATGCGCAAAAGATGAAGATGAAGCGAGAGGCATTGGCAGATAAGGGAATCTGGACAGCCAAGAAGCGTTATCTACTTAACGTGTACAATAACGAAGGCGTTGAGTATGCCAAGCCCAAACTAAAGATTACAGGATTGGAGGCAATTAAATCATCGACTCCATCCGCCTGTCGTGAGAAAATTAAAGAGGCACTTGAGGTTATTGTCAACAAAGATCAAGCAACCACACTGCAATTTATCAAAGACTTCCGTGAGGAGTTTAAGACTTTGCCTGTGGATGAAATCGCCTTTCCAAGAGGCGTCAATGGATTGTCTAAGTATAGTGATGACAAAACGATCTTTGGTCTTAAGACTCCAATTCATGTTCGTGGCTCATTGATCTTTAATCATTTAATTATTCAGAACGGATTAGAAAAGAAGTATCAGTTGATCAAGGAAGGCGAAAAGATTAAGTTTATCTATCTAAGAGAACCCAACACGATTCGATCAGATGTAATCTCATTTATGAGTGTAATTCCTAAAGAACTTGACTTGAACAAGTATATCGATTATAATACTCAATTTGAGAAGTCATTTGTTGAGCCTCTAAAGGCAGTGCTTGATGTCATTGGATGGAAGGCTGAAGAAGCAAATTCGCTCGAAGATTTATTTTCATAAGAGGAAAACATATGTCATTTTTTGATAGTTTGATGAAAGAAGCTGGCAATAATTATGCAGCCAGAGTTTCGGAAAATAATGATGCTGATGTCACAAGCTATATTAGCACTGGTTCATACAGTCTAAATGCATTGCTGTCAGGCTCAATTTATGGTGGACTTCCAGGAAACAAGATTACAGCTCTTGCTGGCGAAACATCAACAGGTAAAACCTGGTATGCTCTGAATATTGTTAAAGAGTTTTTAAATAACAATCCAGAAGGTGCTGTGTTTTACTTCGATTCAGAATCTGCAGTAACCACAAATATGCTTGATGATCGTGAAATTGATAAGGACAGATTTTATATCTTTCAAATTGAGACGATTCAAGAGTTTCGTACACAGGTTGTAAAGATTCTAGACAAGTATCTTGAGACTCCAGAAAAAGATCGCAAGCCAATGTTTATGGTTCTTGATTCGTTGGGCATGGTTTCTACTCAAAAAGAAGTCACTGACATGGCTGCAGGTGAAGACAAGCGTGATATGACTCGTGCTCAGTTGATTCGTGGTGCCTTTAGAGTTCTTACAATTAAACTGGGTAGAGCAAAGGTTCCAATGCTTCTTACAAACCACGTTTATGAGAAGGTTGGTGCGTATGTTCCCACCAAGGAAATGGGTGGTGGTGAAGGTTTGAAGTATGCTGCTTCCACAATTATCTTTCTTTCAAAGAAGAAAGAAAAAGATGGAACTGATGTTGTAGGAGCGATTATCACTGCATCGCTTCAGAAGTCTCGTCTTACAATTGAAAACAAAAAGGTGGAAACACTTCTTAATTATCAAGATGGTTTAAATCCATATTATGGACTTTTGTCGATTGCTGAAAAGCACGGAATCATTAAGAAAGTTTCCACTCGTTATGAAATGCCTGATGGTACAAAGGTATTTGAAAAGAGCATCA